CCTAATTACTCAGGCCCGCTACTTTACTGCCTAGGCGGTAGACATAGTCACGAGGTCACCCTGACACTCCCTAAGGAGATCAAGGATGACTTTGACGACCATACTATCTGCTAAAGCGATGGAGTGCGAGGCACGCATTGAGAAGACTCCTTTGGAAACAAAGTATTTACTCAAACCAGAATCTAAATAAAATTCTGGAGCGGGTTCCTCTCCTGACAAGGCTATGAGTAGTAAATTCATAGACTCGTCAATGAGAGAATTCAATACTTGTACCAAAGGTGACAAGTCTCTCAATAGTGCTCGGTAGTCTTGACCAGACAAGCCTGGGAAATTCTCAGAGAAGTGCTTATTTATCTTGTCATTGACAATATAAGCATCTCTCTGGAAGTTCTCAAGATCCCGTTCAACAAGCCTCTTCTTAGCCTTAACTAAGATTGTTTTACCAAACTTAGCTAAGTCTTCATTCACGTATGAATGAAGTTGCTCGGAAGATAGGTGCCCAGGGAACCAGTCTGATATTGTGGTTAACAATTCAGAGTAGTCCTTCGACATCTTGGCTTTCGCCAGCGAGTTGAACACCATATATAGTTTTATAACTCGTTCTGCTTGCGCAGGACGACCATAAACACTATATATGGCTCGGATCAGGTCCGGGTGCTCATCTAGTGAGAGACTCCAACCATGGTGCTGTTGCGTCTCAAGATAGTTCGAAAGAAGAGAATACTTCTTCCAAACCATCCTAAGACCAGAGATACCAAAACCTGTGATCTCTTGCCCTTTATGAATCCATCTCTTGGCAAATTCGTATGTATCACTTGATACATGCGTCTTCACGTCCGAGATGGGCATATCGAGCTCGAGAAGCAGTTTTCGGTACTCTGTTGCAACGGCTGCATTGGCTATAACTAAATCATCTCCTAGGATTGCATAGTCCCAGAAATGAGGGTAACCAGCCCTCATACCAGAGACTTGCACTAGGACATGATGAGTTAATGCCATTGCGCACCATGACGAATACGCACCCATGGGCTGGCCAGCACCATAATTTATGGTACTGTTCATCCCACGGACTGTGTAATCGTGCCCTACCAGTAGTCGGGCCCATGCTTCAGTTTTGTCTGTACCAATCACCTTAGATAGAACACGTTTCTGCAATTGCAGAGGCATTCTATCCGTGGCATTGGACAGATCGAGACTGTAGTACGGACCTAGGGAAGGCAGGCAAGTTAGAAAGTGATTCTGATTAAAGGTGCAGTCACTCCGAATCCTTTTCAAGATTCTATTTAAAGAATCATGAAGAGGTCGAAGAGCTGTCTGTGTCCAGTAATCAAGAATCGCAATCACCCTTGTCTTACCTTCCTTGTCGCTAAAGTAGGTAATCTTACGATAGCTCCCAGAGCGAGGTGGGAATATGGTCTTCCATATATCTACAATCGAGTAGTCCCCCAGGGTTTTCTCTACTAAACGATCTAAGATCGAAGAGAGCTTAGTTCCTCCTAATAGCTTTATATCTGCTATTAGTTCCTGAGGAAGTAAGGCCAATTCGGTCAAAGACATTAGTAGAGCTTGACCTTGGGGACCCGATTTTGTAGACATGTGAAAAGACTTCCATTCACACCCCCGAGGAGAGATACCTAACCTTCGGCAGGCGTGATTAAGTTCCTTTTCAGTTATTGAATCGGAACCTTTCCACGGACTGACGATAGGCGAGATATCTAACACAGGAGGAAGGATTACTCCTCGTAACACTAATAATAGTGTCATGAGAATTTGTAATCCCTCTCTTGTGTCGCATAGACACCTCAAGGAGGATAGCCATACAGGCCATCCATCTTTAAGTGCTATACCATCCTCGCGCTCTAAAGGCTCGCCGGTAATGGTCCGCATACAGCAATTACGTGAAGCTTTCACGTATTTTACTGTAGCGGCCATACCCCGAGTCTCTATGAGTTTGCTCAGAGAGCCAAAGTAAGGTCCTACTAAGTGACCATGTTGTTCCATTGCTTTCGGCAAATAAAGTGTTAGGATTTTGGAGACTAACAGCTCCATAATTCGCAGCATTTTATTGTTGAAAGTCATAAGAACATCATGAGTTTCGTACGTAAGGTGGCCCCCGGCGGACCGGATGGGCGGGGGACTAGCCCTCCACCCGGATGTGGCTGCGATGTCACACCGCCCGAGGTACCACGGTACGCACAGTTTCGTGCGGCCTGCTGAGTGAAACCACTCTCAGGTCTGTACGGAGCTCGCCCCGTTACCTCGGCTGTCACACGCAGATCACTCCGGTGAGTCGTTAGTTCACCATTGGAATAATCTACGAGAAAGTAAAGGCTTTCCGTAGAAAACCTTTCACTAGTCGAGGTTACTATTGCCTAACCAGATAGTTAAGTGTAGGATTTACCCTTACCTTTAGCTTAACAGCTGAGGTGCAGGATTTACCCTTGCATTTAGCCTCATCTGATTAGGTTAATA